CTGGTACAGCTGCTTGTTTGATTGTGTATTCTGCGGCACTGATAACATCAGAAGCATTAGTAGGTAGGATGTCGTATCCTGAATACCAACCTGCGTTTCCGTTTTCAGCGAATGAAAGTTCTTCAAAGATTTTGTGTCCGCCTGAGAATGTTTTAATATTCCCTTTTTTGTTTAGACGGTCAAGAAGAGCGTTGTTGTTTGTTACGTTATCAGCAACCGTTTTACTACGATTTTCGATAGTTGTAGCAAGAATGTCCGTTACGGACGTGTTTGCAAAACTCATGCGTTTTACTCCGGGTTAAATTAAATATAAATGTTTGTCGGTAATTTCTCTCGCCCTGCTGAATGCCGGGGGCGGTCAATTTTATCTCACAACCATTTAAACCTGCTCGAACGCCGGGGTTTTTAGGCCGTTACGTGTATTAAATCATAACGGCCTATCATTGTCAAGCATGCTCTTCAAAAGCATTCATTAACGCCCCACGAAGTCCACCGCTACTGTTTGAATTAGATTGTCCGCCTGAAGCACTATTAATAGAACTCGCAGCATTTCTCTTAGCCGCTATATTATTTCTACTACCCATTAATTTCTCCTTTGCGGAGCGTTGCCCCATTACATTTGAAATCTGAGGGTTAATTGCACAGGCTTTATCATATGCTTGTTGCAATGTCATAGATTGATTTCTACGCGCAGCACCTTCTAAAAGGTCTGCCATATCATCGCGTACATCTTCTAAGAACTCCGCTGTCTGTGCAAACTCTTGTATATTCTGATTTGTCTGCTCACGTTGGTGCTGATCTTGATATTGCTTGTTCTGGTTCATTTGCTCAAGTAGCTGATTTACAGGAGCCATACGTTCGTCAATCATAGCTGATATAGGATCATGCTCTGGTGCGTTCTCTGCGCCATTACCTACAAGAGCATTGTCAAGTGCATTAATATCTACACCGTATAATTGTACGAACTGTGCAATCTTTTGTGCTTTTTCTTGCTGTGTACCCATACGCAATGTCGCTACAGATTTGAATAAACCGTCTACGGCTTCCAAAGGGCTGCCTACGCCTTCAGCATCCATAAGTGCTTTGTAAGGTGTTGCGATCTGCATAAGACCTTCACCTAACTTACGATTATTGGCTCCATATTGTAGCATTGTATTAACATGCTGATCTCTGGCGTGAAGATGTGCTTTGACACTATCGGGTAGGTTCTTCCACTCTTCACGTACTTCAACACCCCAATCAAGCGGTGGTTTTTCTGTAGATGTAGTTGCAGTAACATCGTCTGATGCTACGTCTCCATTTAAAGATACATCTTCTTCCTCAGCTTCTTCGTATAGTGGCGTGTCAAAATCATCTAGTTCACTACCTTCACTATCCTCAATAGCATCATCGAGCATACTGCGTACATCTGTTGGAGCTTCATTATCGCCTTCTAATTCTTCATTATCAATATTCATAGCCTCTAGTCCTCATAGTTTGTTTTAACGCTTCTATGCGTTGGGTTTTATCTTCTCGTTCTTGTGAAGCCGCCATAGAACTTCTTTTGTTGTTCATATAGCTTTCACTGTAGTCAGCGCTGTTAGTAACGCCGTTTCGTTTATTATGGTCTGCTAGTTGTTTACGGTCTGAAATAATAGAGCCGTCTACATTACTCTTAAACTCTTCTATAGGCTTCATAATATACGCGCTACGCGAAGTCGCCGCCGCATGTTTGAAAACCTCTTTTTTTATTCCGTCCGTACGTAGTCTTCGATCCTTTTCAGAACCGAAGATATTTTCAAAGTTGTCGCCGTACGCTTTTTCATCGTAGCCATCGCGCCGGGTAGAATTACTGCGCTGGTTTGTCATTTGGTTTAGCTCTTTCTTTTGCTATTTCAATTTCAGCTTTAGTAGCTTCTTTTTGAATATCAATACTAGCTGCTGCTGAAATCTTCTCTAGTTCCAACTGCATTTTTTGAAGCTGTTTCTCCATCTCGCCCTGCACAGCCATATTTTGCTGTTCGGCGTTAACTTGAGAAGTCATCATTTCAGCTTGGATCGTAGCTGTCATTTTAGCTTCAATTTCAGCCAAGTCAGCTTGATTATCAGCACCAATCTTAGAAATATCAGCTTGGCTCTGTGCTTGAATAGTTTGTAGGTCAGACTGTAGATCAGCTTGACGTACTTGCATATCAGCTTGGGCTTTAGCTTGAATTTTAGCCATTTCACCCTGAATTTTAGCCTGTTCTTTAGCCGCTTCTGGATCAGGTTTAGGATTAGCCGCAATCTGTTTAGCTTCTTCAATAGCCGCTTCAATAGCTTTATCTAGCACGCCTTCAATTTCAGATGCGCCTTTAAAGCCTGCCATTGTCCATTGTAGCATTTTTAAGAGGTATGGAGTAGCCGCAGGAGATTTTTCCATCATAGGCCCGGCAGATTGTAAGAACATACTAAGTGCGCTCATAAACTCGGTACGCTCGTTCTTTAACTGCGCGAAATCTACCATAGCTACGCTTTCAGGACGTATTTCTACTCTGAAAGGCATATCTGGGTTTTTAATGATCTCAATAGCAGGACCGATAAGCTCTGCATCCATAGAGTTGCCAATATTAGACATTCTAACAATAGATTGAGGATCAAAATGTTTCTCAATTACTTCTGCTTTTAATTGCATCAAGTCCGTGGCGAATGTAGCAAACTCGTCCTGTAGTGCTTGAACACGTACTGAGCCGAACTTAGCTTTCTGGTTTGTTTGCCCAACACCTTCATATTGGTTATTTAACCCGCCCTGCATGATGTCTGCCATGCCTGATACGTTTTGTAGTAGGGAGATTTGTTGGTCACGTTGCTGTACCAGTTTATTTAGCGTATTAGCTATCTCTTCCACTGGTAGCCAGTCTATCTGTCCTTGCAGACCTCCCTTTTCGCCAAACATAGCCCAGTTCTCTACCGGGATAAGTTCATTTTCTGTTGCATCTTTAAGCATATTCTTAACGCCCGTAGACGACTTGTCGTATACACCCACAACCTTAACGGCTTCAGTGATTTTGTTAATTCTAGTCTCTAAAAGGTCAATCTGATTGTAAATATCTTCACAAAGTTTGAAATCCGCGGTAGGCATGTAGTCTGTAGTGGTGGCATTAGCCATAAAGAACGGAGGACAAGGGAAGAAACCTTTTAATTCAAGCGTATCTTCTTTACTGTCAAGTATCTCCGTCATTCCTTTGGTCCACCACTCTACTTTACGAGTATCTTTGTCCCAAATTTCCCAAACTTCGACTTTTTTAACAATATCCTTGTCATTATCACCTGTGTCGCCGCCATCAGCGTCAGTATGGGCAGCCATTTCTTTAAATTCTATATTTTTAGTTTTATCGTCACCAAAACGCTCTTTAAACGAATCTTCGTCCATATCATTCCTAAAAGCAACCCAACGTAAGGTAGAAAAGTTACGGCCCCACGACCATAGGACGTCTTTCCAGAAGTAATATGTTATAGGAGCTTCTTCACTGACGACTTGCTCATATACTTCACCCGTCATAGGGTCTTGAACTTCATCTGTCTCAACTTTATAACTAATCCGCGCACATCCAAGGCCGGGGAGTAGTCTATCTTGCAAACACGATCTAAGTACGGCATCATATTCTTTGCCATTCTCTTGTACGTCTAAGTTTAACATTCTTTCGAATATCTCAGCCGCTACTCTTGCCGCATCGTCTTTACTATCCGCATATCTACGTGATACATCTACTTTAGGTAAGTTACCATAGAGCATTGACTGTAGTGTTTTTGTATTTGAGTAGAATAGGTTTAGGCGGGATGTTTTTAAAATATCATCGTTGTTACCGTCACCGATATAGCGATCAACTATTGACCCGCCTCTCTTATGAAACTTTTTAACTCTCTTCTGCGCTTGTTGCAGTTCCTTAGTCCAGAATGATTGCCGTGACTTGGCATTCCGCTTTGCGGCCTTTTTACTTTTGACCGTATCGCCTGTTTCGACTTCCATATTACATCCTTAACTTTGCTATTTGGGAACTGCCGCTCTCACGGTCTTTAAATAAATTATCTAGACTATATTCTTTTGAAGTGAAGTCGTCAAGGTGTCGCTTCTCTTCTAGTGGCACTGCTTCTGATTTCTGACAAACTAGTGCAAAATAACGGAAAGCGTCAGAAGGATTGCTATTAGACGTCACGACATCGCTATCCGCTAAAGTGTACGCATGATCTATGTCTACGCATATGTCATACACTGGCTCTTTTCTTTTCCGCAGCGTGTAGCTTCGTATGGTCAGCTTTTGAGAGCGCAACAAGGTTCGTGCTATCGTTGTTAGTGTGGTCAAAGTCGATGTGATGAACGTCGAACCCTTTGGGTATCTCACCGTGGTAGTGGGCGCAGATAACGCGGTGTAAGGCATCTTTCTTTGTGTCTGTTCTAGTGTGGTAGTAGTATTTACCCACTGCGTCGAGATAATATTTAATCCCTTTAAAGACTGTGTGGGGTTGCACAGCCACGAAATGTCTGCCGTTATCTGCGTGGGGTCTACACACCCAATTACAGGGACCAAAATCTTCCCAACTTCCGAGTGGCACGACTGCGTGGGCTTCGGGTATAAAGCAGGATGCTTCATAAAACTTCCTATGTAGCATAGTTTGCTTACCGCCGATTTGGCTAACATAAATACCGCGCTTAGGCCAGTAGTTGTACCTGACGCCTTGAAACTCTCTGTAAACGCCCTTCTTATCCCGTCTTTGCTCGCTAACCATTGTGCTACATCCTTCTGTTGTAATAAAACATCAGTATAACACAAGTCTTTAGCCATGACTAGCCCTAATCGTGTAAAGAACTTATGTTCAGGTGTGCAGGTTATTTTCTTATCGTTAGAAAGTATAATGTCCACTAGTTCTGCGTATTTGACAACTCCTGCGCGGGTAACTTTACCTACCTTACCGCAAGTTAATGTATTATCACCGACAGCGAAATCCGAGATTGGCTTGCTACCCGTGGGGGTTTGTATAAGGGTATCTTTTTCAAGACATGCCCAATCATGCAGGGGCGCATCAGAGAATACTTTGGTAACTTCATTAAATCTGCGACGGTACGCGCGTAAGCCTTCCACTCCCTGTTTGGTTTTTTCATTGAAATAACAATCGTTGAGAATAAGTCGCCCCGCGTCGATTCCTTGCTGCACTTTAAGATGTGGTACAATTCGGGCAGGAAGTCCTTGTTCGAGGAACTGTTCAATAGTAGAACGACCCGTTTGCAGTGTTTTAGCTCTTGCATCGTGAGGGAGCCAAACGGTATCGTACGTATATGGCTTGCTCTCGAATAGGTCAAAATAGTAGGATAGAGGTTGGGAGTGAGCTTCTTCGTAGTCGATGATTGAGAAGCCGTCAGGCTTAGGCTGCCAGAACCAGATTGCAGTGCTGTCAGTGAAGCCCAAATCCATAACCATCGAAACGGCATAGTTAGGGTCGTAGTCAGCGTGTGGAGAATAGATATGACCTTTTTTCTCAAGCGTTTGAATTTGTCCTGCATAATATGTTCCTAGTACGGGTGCTGTAAATGAGCATTCCATTTCCTGATCATACTGCGCGTCGGTCATTTGACGCTTCATTGCAGCTAGTTCGTCAGGGTCTACAATGCCCGTCTCTGAGGCTTTAAGTTCTGCGTAATACCAATCGTCGTCAGTCTTAGCATTCTCTGTCATATCGTAGAATGTGTTTTTGCCTTTAGGCGTACCAATTATGGTTGCCCATCCTTTTCGGTCGGAAAGAGTTGGCAGTATAACTTCTGCCCATAGACCCGGCCTACAGTCTCCAAACTCATCAATGACGACGCCATCAAGGTAAATACCACGTAGAGCGTCGATATTATCAGCGCCATACAGACGAATAATAGAACCATTGACCAGTTTAACAGATAGATCACTTTCTCTAATATCTTTAACAGATGATACGAAAGGACGGGCCGCTTCTTTGAGATACTCCCAAGCAATGTTTTTAGCTTGAGCATAGAACGGTGCAATATAAGCATATCTAGGGTTCTTTTTAGTGGTGTATAGCCCACGTATAACTAATTCATTGACACAGGCTACAGTCTTACCCGCCCGTCGATGAGCAACAATAGCCGACCAGCGCTTCGTCCGTTGATGGAATGGTAAGAACTGTGGTCTAGGGTCGTAGTCTAGTTGTGCGTCTGCTATTATCTTATCCTCGTGAATATTCGTCTAATTATATAGTTGCGTATTACTGATACTACAGTGAACATGGCTGTTACTTCTATGGCGTCTTGCGGTGAAGGTTCAAAGCCCCACACAGGCATGACGAAGTAGGTCACTAGTACAGACAGTACCAATCCCACCCATAGGTTAGTCGCAACTTCCATAGCGGTATCACGTTTACTTTGCTGCATGAGGTACTGAAGTCTTTGTCTCTAGCTCGATCAGGAGGTCCACATAATGTTTAACCTTGTGCAAGTCCTCAACGCCGCCCTTGTCACGCCAGCGAGATATATACTTAACTATGTTACCCTCGCAGAAGTTCAAGCGATTACCCTGAATGTATTCGATAGGCTGTATAGCCATATCCTTATAATGTTTGCCGCCTACTTGTGTTTCTAATGCAGTCATTTAAATGTCCAGCTTTCCTTTAGGTAGTAGGTTGTTATTGATGGTGATATTTATAGCAGTGTCTTTAGCTGCCGTGGTATAGGTACCGTTCATCTTATTGAGCTCTACGATAGATGAGATACTTACTTTAGGCTCCATGTGTTGGTTGTCAACGGCTATCTCCCATAGCATACGTCTGCGATGAGCATCGTTAGGCCCGTCCATAGATACATTATAGTGTTGGAGTGTGGCACGTAACTCTTTAGCATCATGTCGGCCAAGTGTAGCGCTTACTGTTCCTACTGCCTTACCATAGCGTTCGGCTATCTCGGTATTGTTGCTGCCATTGACACGCATCTTAACCGCTTCGACATGCCACATAGTCATCTTACGTGTCTGCGATACGATTAGTCTGCGGATACTATCAAGAGACTGCATGTACTTAGCGTTAGCCGGGTGGTGTTCATCAAGTAGTAGCTCTGGGGGCAGATACTCTACATCAGGTATCGTTATTTCATTGGTCATGTTCTAAGAGTAGCTAGCTGATAGCCTGTTGTCAAGTAGTGATACTATGTTTAATACGATATTTTTATGTATGAAGCGCCCACTGCACTGCGCCGCCCGGTTTTAAAAACATAGGGGGGGGGGTTACCACCTTGATATCATTACATATTCTTATATATTACAAGTTAGGGTATATATATATTAGTAGGCTATGCAATGCATAGGTTGTTAGGGTACATTAGTTTGGAAGCTTTGTGCTTATAGCTATAAGGCA